GGATGAATTACAGGAACTATTAGACCAGATTAAAGATGCAGAGGCGCATCTCGTAGAACTACGTAAAGAGTACCGTGAGAAGCGCACTGCTGGTCTAAGAGCAGCTATTGAAGCACGTAATGAAGCAGATGCTATGATACGTGAAGAGATGAAAGCTATGGGTTATAGTGGCCTTACGTGGAGAAACCTGCGGTAATGCCACCTAACTTCAAACAATTTAAAGCAGCACGAAAGTATGGATACCGTAGTGGCCTTGAACTCAAGATTGCAGAAACTCTTAAAGAGTTAAAGGTTAAATATGATTACGAGTATATCAAGATAGAGTGGGAAGACCTTGCCTATCGCACATATACACCAGACTTCGTGCTGTTTAACGGTATCATTATCGAAACTAAGGGCATGTTTACTGCTGCTGACAGACGTAAACACCTTGCAATCAAGAAGCAGCATCCTAAGTTAGATATACGTTTTGTGTTTGAGAACAGCAGACGTAAGCTACGCAAGGGTGCTAAGTCCTCATATGCTGAGTGGTGCATTAAGTATGGGTTTAGTTACTATGACCGAATCATTCCAGAGGATTGGCTGAAAGAGAAAGGCAAGAACAAACATCCTAAGTTTATTAAGTTTGCGGGAACTAAAGTGAAAAGGAGTAAGTAACATGGACAATAATGAAATGAATATGAGGTCAGAAGACTTCCTAATAAGAGTAAGACCTTTTAAAGATGTAGATGGGTCATGGAATGGTGATATAGATTTATCAATTATTACACAGCCATCTAATGATTTACCTGATGAAGATTATAATCAGGTTATGCACTTCTGTAAGATGATGGCATCAACTGTACCTCTAATGGAACGAGATGAAGAACTCCGGGATATGGTACATAATTTTGTTATAGAACATGTTGACAAAGAGTACATTGTTGAGGTAGACTCAAGGCCACGTGTTATTGATAGAGAAGATAACGTAGTTACAATTGACTTTGGAACTAAGACAAAGGGGAGTGCATAATGACAAGCTATAAGAATATCATGGAAAAGATTGAGCGAGAAGCAAAGGAAGCATATGCTGGTGTGGATATGGTCAACAGTCCACCACACTACAATGAGGCAGGTGTTGAATGTATTGATGCTATTGCTGCTGCATTGGGTGAAGGCTTTGAGTTTTACCTACAGGGTAATATTATGAAGTATCTATGGCGTTATCGCTACAAGAATGGCTCTGAAGACTTGAAGAAAGCCAGTTGGTATCTCGACAAGTTAATTACTGAAGTCGAGGGCTGTTATGATGATGAGAGTTAAAGTCTTCATGACTATTGACATAGACCCAGATGAATATCCTGTACCTGCTGATGAGAATGTAGGAGAGGAAATAGAAGAAGGTATCCGTGAGTACTTTTATGACATTGACGGAGCAACAATAAAAAACATTAAGTATATACAGGAGTGAACTTATGATAAGCAATCATTTACCTACAGACTATCAGAACTTTATTGCTCTGTCTCGTTACGCAAGATGGAAAGAGGATGAGCAAAGACGAGAGACATGGCCTGAAACAGTGTCACGTTACTTTGATTACATGACTGTTCATCTAAAGAAAAAACACAAATATACACTTTCTAATGAATTACGCACAGAGTTAGAAACTGCTGTGCTTGACCAACACATCATGCCAAGCATGAGAGCCTTGATGACATCTGGCCCTGCATTAGACCGTTGCCATGTAGGCGGATACAATTGTTCATACGTGCCTGTGGATAGCCCACGTGCGTTTGATGAGACAATGTACATACTCATGTGTGGCACAGGTGTAGGCTTCTCTGTTGAACGACACAACATTGAGAAGCTACCAATCGTCAACGAAGATATGCATCCCACAGATACTATCATCAAAGTTGGCGATTCACGTCCGGGCTGGGCCAAGTCACTACGGGAACTTATTGCTATGCTGTACGCTGGTCAGATTCCTAAGTGGGATGTATCAGAGGTACGCCCCGCAGGTGCAAGGCTCAAGACATTTGGTGGTAGAGCCAGTGGTCCAGCCCCTCTTGAAGATTTGTTTCACTTTATTATTAACAAGTTTAAAGGTGCGACAGGGCGTAGGTTATATCCTATTGAATGTCACGACATCATGTGTAAGATTGGTGAAGTTGTAGTTGTAGGTGGAGTCAGACGTAGCGCACTTATTAGCCTATCCAATCTTAATGATGACCAGATGCGTCATGCTAAATCTGGTGTATGGTGGGATGAACCAGAAAAAAACATCAAACGGGATGGTCAACGGGCTTTGGCTAATAACTCTGTAGCTTATAAAGAAAAGCCAGAGATGGGTACGTTTATGCGTGAATGGCTTGCACTGTACGAATCACATTCTGGTGAGCGTGGCATCTTTAACCGTCAGTCCGCAAAGACACAAGCAGCAAAAAATGGACGCAGAGATGCTGAACAGGACTTTGGTACTAACCCTTGTTCTGAAATTATCCTACGCCCGAATCAGTTCTGTAATCTATCTGAAGTTGTGGTACGTGCTAGTGATTCAACAGAAACACTTAAAGAAAAGGTGCGATTAGCAACTATCTTGGGTACGTTCCAGTCAACATTAACTAACTTCAAATATCTCCGTTCTATCTGGAAAAAGAATACAGAGGAAGAAAGACTGCTTGGTGTGTCTCTGACAGGTATCATGGATAACGAACTGACATCAGGCAAGTCAGCTAAGTTAGGCAAGAACATTGGTCAAATGCTTGAAAATCTACGTGACACAGCGGTTGAAACAAACAAATCTATCGCAAAGCAATTAAGTATTCCTGTGTCTGCTGCAATCACTTGTGTAAAGCCATCAGGCACTGTGTCACAGCTTGTAGACAGCGCAAGTGGTATTCACTCAAGGCATAGCCAGTATTATATCAGAACTGTACGTGGTGATAACAAAGACCCACTTACAGAGTTTATGAAGGCTCAAGGTATTCCCAACGAACCAGATGTAGGCAAGCCAGAAAGTACAACCGTGTTTAGTTTTCCTGTTAGCGCACCCCTTAACGCTATTACACGGGATGACATGACAGCAATTGAACAGCTTGAGTTGTGGCTTATGTACCAGCGTTACTGGTGTGAACACAAGCCATCCGTAACAATTAATGTTAAGCCTAACGAATGGATGGAAGTAGGTGCATGGGTGTATGATAACTTTGATGAAGTCTCAGGTGTCAGCTTCTTGCCCTATGATGGTGGCACGTATGCACAAGCCCCGTATCAACAGATTGATGCTGACAAATATAAGGAAGCAAAAGAAATGATGCCAAAAGCTATTGATTGGACTTTGCTTTCAGAGTTTGAAAAGGAAGACACTACGTCAGGTGGTCGTGAGTTAGCGTGTACTGCAGGAGTTTGTGAAGTAGTTGACTTAACCGCTGCATAATGATAGAATGTAGTGGATTAGATTTGTTATGGTGGCAGTGGTGGTTACTTATAATGATTACAACAAACACCTTACTTAACTTAGTTGTGTTCTTTAAACACAGATTTAGAAAGGAGAAAGTATGAAACAAGAAATGATAGATGTTTTACGTGAACATGCAAAGGCTAACATAAATTTACACAAAGCAAATATAAATGTGTATTTTAAAAATCCGTCAGGCATAGGTGAACACTCTGATATTATGGAAGCTATGCAAGCAGAGTTAGATAAGATGGCTATGCATGAAGATAGACTAGAGATATTAGATACATATTTTGATGGGTACGAAGTTTAAAAGGAAGGAGATGATGTTTAATATGTTTAGTAATACAAAGATAGAGTTAGAAAATTACACAAAGAAAAGACCAGTAAAAGAAGATGGAGATTCTTGGTATTATAGTCCTAGTGGCTATCGTCAACGTGTATCTACACATGCAGCAAAAAATAAAAATAGGATGTTTGTTAATGGAAAATACATTCCATCGTCACACCCCTTACACAAGCCCGGTAGATATAGGTCTCTTGATGATGCTTGGTCACATAACAAGATTGAGTCTGTTAATGAGGGTGAGGTTTATGCTATAGGAAATAAAGCGTGGCCTGAGTGGATAAAAATTGGTAAAGCTGTTGATGCTGAAGACAGACTAAACGGCTATCAAACATCCTCTCCCTTCCGTGATTACTTTATTATAACTAAAGTAGCTACAAAGAACAGGCACGATGCAGAGCGTAAAATGCATAGACTGTTTGAAGAAAAAGCAGAAGAACGGAGTAATGAATGGTTCAAGATTTCTCAATCAAAACTCATGGAGTTGTTTGATGGATTTAGAGCAGCAAGCTAAACAGTGGATAAAAGAGAAATACAAAGACATGGAGATGAATGAATATCAACGTAAGTCGATTGAGTTTGCTATCTATCCAGCCACGCACAGGATACTTTATCCTGCGCTTGGTTTGGCTGGTGAAGCAGGTGAGGTTGCTAACAAGGTAAAAAAGTTTATCAGGGACGGTGCTGACAAGGAAGCATTTGAAGTAAAGAAACTTGAAATAGCAGCGGAGATTGGTGATGTTCTATGGTACTGCGCTAATCTGGCAAATGACTTGGGTATCAATCTTTCTGATATTGCTAGTGAGAATTACTCTAAACTGTCAGGACGAAGTAAGCGAGGCACACTTGGGGGTGATGGAGATAATAGGTAGGATACTTATGTATCTTATACTAGGTGTGGTAGCTATGTGGTTAGGTTATGTAATTAGCATGGCTGTCATTAACACTGTGTGTGATTGCATACGCACAGGGCCAGAAGACATTATAGAGTGGATAAAAAAAGAGGGGGCTTAATTGCCCCCTTATTTATTTAAACTTTTTCTTTCGTCTTTTCTTTTTTTCTGCTTGAGATAAAGCATATTCAAATGCACCATCATCGTCTATTGTTCTACCGTTGTTTTCTATTTTGTACACTTCTTCTATACGCAATCTATCAGAAGAACTAACTGTGTTGTAATATATAGTTTTGAATCTACGCTGTCTTTCTTTATCAGTCATTCCACTATTCATACGGTCTGGGTCAAGAACAAGTTTACGTGCTTTTGTTCTAAAACCATTTATTTGTTGTCTTAAATATTCTCTCTTTAATTTATCTGTTGGTATAGACTTATATTCTTTGCTTGCTAAATAACTAGCAATTTGTCTTTCCATGTATTTACCCATTAATCCTTTTGCCTCATTAGACAAAGGTTTATCCAACTGTATATTACGTGGTGCAAGTTCGTAGTAATCAAAACCTAATCTGCCTAGTTCACGTTCTGCAAATGTTTTCTGTGGCTTATAAGTTAAACCAGTAAGCTGTTTAATAAATGGATTAATGTACCGCATACCACCAGAACGTGTTGGACTTTGTGCTATTGCATCACGCTGTGGGCCTATGCCTGTCATACCAAAGAAACCATCTGCATCAGGGTCAACCGTCTGTGGAAAAGAACGTGTAGCTTGTTTTAGAATATACTGATATACATTAACATCATTATTATCAGGAACTTTACGAAAATCAGGGTCAACTGTAGCAACTAAATCTTTTATAACACCAGCACCAACGGTAAATGTATTTAAATAATTACCAGTAGCAGATGCCAAACTTTGTTTTAAAGTTTCAGTTGGCTTACCTTCTTGCAAACCATTTATAGCTACTTCCGCTACACCATCAATTAAATCAAGTTGTGTGCCAGCCCGTCCTTGTCCACCAGTAATAGCAGAATAAAATTCTCGTATGCTGTATGGTAAAGTATCTGCAACTTTGTCATTGTCATGTAATCTAGGTTGTGTTCTATATAAATAGTCTGCCATCATTGCAAAAGCAGAAAATGGACCAAGTGTTGCCCTCATATCAAATAGTTCATTGCTAGTTGGGTCTTTATACTCATACGGGCCTGTGGTCTCATCCCCAAAATGAGAGCGAATTGCAAAGAAAGTACCAAGCATTGTGAGTCCAGTGACCTGTTTACCTACCCGTTCTGAAAACTCAGATTTATTAAGCACACCACCAAAATCAAACATGCCAAAAACAGGCATGTGTTCATACATAAAACGAAACTGATTTACCATATAACGTGGGAATGGAACTATAGTGGAACCTGCAGTAGACTGACCAAACCTAATAAATGCATCAGAGAACTCATTAAATATTCCTTCTTTTCCCTTAAACTTACCTGTTTGATACGTAAAGTCTAATGCTTTTTCCATAGCATCTGCAATTGTTTCTTTTGGTATACTGTCTAATTTATTTTCTAACAGAACACTTTTAAGATTACGTTCTGGATTTGTTCTACGGATTGCTGCATCTAGTTCTCGTGAAAATATAGCACGTTTAAACATATTATCTGACATGGTATTTAATACATTTAACTTACGTGCAAATCCTATTAAACCTCTTTCTGCACCCGTTTGTTCACCAACATCCGCCATATCTCTAAATAATTGCTGCGCCATTTCAGAACGTCCAAACATATCATCTTTAAACAAACGCTCTAATGCTAATGACTCTGCACTTGATATACCAAATACTAAATCTTTCATTCTAGCAGAGTCTGCAGATACACGCATCTGTGCTTTACCTAATCTAACAGCATCTTCTGCTGCTTTTAGCCCCTCTTCATCACCTAAATTTTTTAGTTTATTTATATTGCCCTTTGCAAAATTAAAAAGACCAGAACCAAGATTATCCATAGCATATACGTAGTTACGCATATAACCATTTGTTGTATTACGAACAGTGGTAGCAAGCTGCACAGTCATCAAACCAACACGTGCCTTAGTTACATGTTGAAGTGCATTACCAATCGTGCTTTGCAAACGTATGCCTGTTTGTTCTTCAATATCTTTTAGTGCTTTTAAACGTGCTTTGTTAGAAAAATTTCCCATAGAAAGCAACTCATCATCAAGCATGTTAAGTTCAGCTTTTATTTGACGTTTTAAATCTGCTTTACTTACTGGGCCTCTTCCTACAGAGCGAAGTGTTCTACCTGCCTCAGATACACGCTCTGCTACAATAGCACCAAGGTCATCAAACATTACACTACCAAGTTGCTCAATTGATATATGATGGTCTTTTAAAATACGTTCTAACTGCTCTTGAGGTATAGAGCGTTCACGAATACCTCTTGCTATACGTGATGTTACACGTTCTTGTTTATCGGCAACACTTCCTGAAGCAATACGTGCGCCTGTTTTAGGGTCTATTCTAGGTGGTATATCTGCAGCTACTCTTGCAGCCGCTGCCGCAATATTTTGAATTATCTTATCGTTAATTTCACCACGTAATCTAAACTGTTCATCACTCATACCAGCTTTTATAGCTTCACCTTTTTTTAATTCTTCTGGTATTGTTTCTGACAAAGATAGCTTCTTTTGTAATTCTTCTGCTAAATCTTTTGTTTTTTTATTTTTAAAAACTTTTTGAGATGCTGCATTAACTTGGTCAATAACTTCTTGTTCTTGTTTAGTAGAGGTATTTACAATTTCTTGTGCGGCTTTACTTGAATTGTACTTTAATAAATTAGCACCTGCACCAATAGCACCAGATGCAACAAAACCAAGTGCAGCAGAAGCACCCACTTGTGTTAAATCTATCTCTTCTTTTATACCTGTTTCTACACGAGTCTCTTCTTGTGCAGCCACAGTGCCAGCAGCAACTGCTGCATCAACAGAGGCAGCTATACCTGCACCCTTAATTGCTTG